ATCATCGGCGACCGGCGAGCCGCGATCCAGTGTAAACGTCCCGTTCCAGCCGCGCGGCAATTCGGCGCCCAGCTGCACGCCGTCCAACCGGTCGACCCGGACGGATTGCGTCACCTGCTGCGCTTCGAATCCGGTCACGAACGCAAGATCAACGCGACCGAACGGCCCCATGACGACAAGCTGGCAGTCATTACCAACAGAAAACGTGTTATATGGCATGATCGGCTCCTCTTTGTCTCAAACGCCGGGCGAGGTCTGCTTGGTGACCTGCACCGTCTGGCCGCCCTGGACGTTGACGATGAATTTCTCGTTGATCGCCTGGTACTGCACTTGCACGTCCGCCTGCACGTAGCCGAGGCCTGTGCGGCTGGCTGGGTTGTTGGACGTGTCGCACACCACGGCGAAGGGCAGCGACCCGTCGGCGCTGCCGAGCAGGCCTTGAGCGAGGAGACCGTTCAAAAATGCCATAAGCGTGGCGCGGATGTTTTGAAACAAGGTCGTGTTGACCAATTGCCCGACATAGGCACCCATGCCGGTCGAGAGCGTGCTGGCGATGTAATTCGTCAGCCGCGTGTAGTTATCGCCATTTGTCGCGGCGTTCGATGAAGCGTTGTGCCCGCCGCGCACGCCCCAATACGCCCCGCCTGGCTGCGGATTGGCGATCACGTCGATCCCGGCTGAAAGCAGCGTGGAAAGATCGGCGGTCGCGTAGGTCGTCGCCGTGGCGCCGCCCGGCTGGCCGGATTTCTGGCTGCCGATGACGCTATACAGCTGCTTGTTCAGCGAGGATTGTTCCGGCGAGAGGTTCGCCAGACGCCCGGCCACAAACCCCTGCGGCGAGACCAGCCTCGTCAAAGCGTTCGATTGATCATACCAATAAATCCAGTCGCCAAACATCATTTTCGCCGCATAGCTGTCGATGCCAGCTTCCGCTTTCACGGTGACGGCGTTGGCGATGGTATCGCCCGCCGGCCCGGTCAAAATCATATAGACCGATTCCGACAACCCGAATGCGACCTGGCTGCTCCACTGCGTCGCATCATCCGCATCCGCCAGCAGCGCCAGCGCGCAGCCTTGTCCGCGCAGCGCGTACATGCCCTGGCGCGGCAAGGTATCCGCGCCGACCAGCGTCGCCGCCGTCACCGCCGTCGCCCCATCTTCACCTGGCGTACCGGCCGAAAATGGGTAGCTGCCCGCGAGCGGGGTAGCGCTGGACGACGTCACCGTCGCCGCCACCAATTGCGACGGCCCGCGCAACGCCCCGCTCCCATGATTCACCGCATTCGCGAGGTTGCTCCAGAACGCGGTGCCGGTGCCGGTGATATTATCGTAAACTTCCGGCGTCTGGCCCGCAAACGCCACGGTCAGCCGCCAAGAATTCGCCGCCGACCCGGTCGAGAGCATCAGCATCAGCTGATTGCCAAGGCTGCCGGTATAGATCGCGGTGAACGTGACAGCACCGAGCAGCGACAACGACGCCGCAGTGTCGGTTCCGTCCGTCACCCGCACGCAACGGAAATTCGCGGCCCCCTGCTGCACGGCGGTCGCCACCTGCGTGCCCATATCATATTTGCGCGGCATCACCGGCCCGAACGACGTCGCATAGCCGCCCATGTCCCCGATGATCGCCGGCTCGCCCACGGGCCCCCAACTCGCCGTGCCGACGATGCCCAGCATGTCCGTCGGGACGCCGTTCAGCAGCAGGCTTTGCGGCGGCACGATTTGCACATAAAGGTCCGGCACGATCAGCGCGGTGGTGTTCAGCGCCCCTTCAGCAAAAATCGGCATTGCCTATTCCTTTCCGGCGCTAACGCGCACGACGAACCCGGCCTGCGGGCCGGCTGAAATCTTTTGCACGGTTGCGGCGTCCTTGATCACGTCGCCGCGCTTGAAGCCCGCAAAAGGCTTCATCACCACCAGCTGATACGTCATGAAAATCCTTTACCCGTTTAGCGTTGCAACGAAGGCGGCATTGGCATCAAAACTGCCGCTGCCGAACAGCATTGCTGGCGTCACCTGCGCCAGCGTCGTCGGATACTCGGCGCTATAACGCAGCATGCGTTTATAAAGCGCCGCATCAGCCGCGCCATCCTCGGCGTCGCTGCCGGCATAGATCAGCCGCGCCGATGACCCGTCCGCCAAGGCGATGAACTGCAACCTCGCAAAAGCCTCGTCGATCAGCGGGCTCGCCGCATCGCGCAGCGCCGGCGTCGGGCACCACAGCTTGATCTGAAATTCCTGTTCCTGCCGCTTGATCTCCTGCAACGCATTCGCGCCGCAGACCACGCGGGCGGCAAAGATCGCCGCATTCGGCACAGTGATCGCGGTCCCAGCATAATCGACCAACCAGCCGGCGGCGCGCAGCAGCACAGCGATGTTGCTCGCCACTGTCGCCGGCGTATCGTTCGCCTGCACGGCATACGCGAACGTCGCGCCGTTCACCGCCACACCCGCAAGCTGCCCGACAGCGCAACGCCCCGAAAAGCTCGCGCTCTGCGGGCCCACAGCCACCGCAAGCGTCGCCGGCACCGCCGCCACGATGTCCCATTTGCGCGGAAACCGCGTGGTGTTCTTCACAACCGGGCTCGCATCCACGGTCACATGCAACGCGCCGGCCGCCAGATCAGCACCCAAAGCCGGCGCATTCGGCAGCCCGCGATAAACACGGCACGTGCAGCCGACCGCGCTCGCCGCGGCAATTCCATTCGGATAGAGCGCATTCGCCGCAATCGACACCAGCGCCGTCTCGACATCCGCCTGGTCCGCCATCAGGCGACCGCCTGGTTCATCGACAGCCGCCAGACGCCATGCACGGTTTCGACCGCGTTCACCACGAACCGGGCGCCCGCTGCATCGGTCACAATGTCCGCGACCTGCGGCTGCACGCGCGGCACCACCGGCAACAGCGCCTCAAAACCGGGCACCTTCGTATCATCCGGCAGACCGGCATGCGTGCGGTCCACCGTGCCGCCGCCAGCCAGCAGACTGGCAGGAAATCCGGCCAGGAGCGCCATGCTGGTCGACGGCAAGATGGCGCCATAAGGATTAACGCCCGCCACAACCGGCGCCGCCGGCCGCCACAGCGAAATTTCGGCATTCGTCATCACCACCAACATCGGCTTCGGCGGCTCGATCGCGGCGACAAACACGGTGCCCTCCGGGCCCGTCAGATAGTCGCCGACCTGCAGGTAACTCCAATCCGCCCACGCCTGCCTGATCGGCACGCCAAACCCGCTCGGCGCCCTCACGCTGCCGCCCGGCAGTACATAGGCCACCGCCAGGCGAAGGAACCGGTTCGCCAGATCAATGGGCGTCGCCGGCCCATTCGGCCGATACGCGTCATGCAAAAACCCGACGCGCCGCGCCGCACAGCCCGCGCCATACGCCAACCGGTCCGCCAGCTTCACCCCATCCATGCCGCTACACCAGCAACGTTAGGCCGGCCTGCGCCAGCGCGGGCCCCGGCGGCACACCCAAAAATCCGCAAAGCCGCCGCCGCCATGCATCGAACAAAGCCGTCCGGTCAGCCGTCTCATTCGCATTATGCGTCCAGGCCGCCGCGCTTTCCGTATCCAGATTATCGGATGCCGGCGGAATCGCGGCTTCCAGCGCCGCCAGGGTGCCGAGATATTGCAGGGACACGCCAATTTCCGCCGGCGCCAGATTGTTCATCCGGTATTCCAGCGTCCCGTAGGCTTGAAAGAACCGCCAGGACTCAAAGCCCGCTGCCCCTGCGCCATAAGCCGGATAACCGCAGAACCTGCGGATATCCACTTTCTGGGCATCCGTGAACGCGCCGGGCACGCTGACCGACATGTTAGTAAGTATCCCCGTCGCCAACCGTGAAATAAACCGTGCCCGTGCCTGCCGACAAAACCGCGGCGGCGCGGCTGACGAACGGGCCGCCATCGACGATCATCCTCTGCCCCGGCGGCACCGGCGTGTTCGCGGTCGAAGCCGCCAGGCCGGATGATGCGCCGAGCAGAAAAAACGCCGTCGCCGTCGAGGCATTATACACCAGCACCGCCGATCCGCCGCCATTCAAAGCCACGTTGGCGGAACTCGTCGAAGCCGCCAGCGCCGCCGTGCCGGCCGGCCGGAATGGCTGGGTTGAACCTGTCGCCATCGCCCCCTCCCTAACCGATATGCTCGATCATCACGGCGCGCTTGTAATTGGCATTGGTCGCCGTCGGCACCGTCGTCGGCGTGGTCGTGGTATCCGACGGCGCGCAGAATCCGCCGATCCAGTACCAGCTTTGCGCGATGATCTGCTGCAGCCGGTCGATCGGCTCGCGCGTCACCATCGCCACATTGTCGATCACATTTACCAGGCTGTCTTTCGGCGCCACGTCATCCGCCGCCATGCCGGCGAAATCACCCTCGATCAGCGCGCCCTGGCCGCAAACAATCGGCCGGCGGATATACAGGTTGGAAATGCTCGGATGGCTCTGCACATAGGCTTCCGTCGTCGTGATGAAGCGCAGGCCCAGAAAATCGCTGACCATGCCTTGCCGGAACACCGGGTTAGAAGACGTGGCGCCCTGAAAGAGCTGCTTGAAATCAGGATCGGAAAACAACTGCCGCGCCGATACCGGGTCGAGGTAGCAGTTATAAACCCCATCCACCAACGGCACCGCGTTGCGCCGCAGGAGCGCCACCGCATCCAGCAGATTGCTCATCACCAGCGTATCCGTCGCCTGCAGCGCCGCAGTCGTCGTGCGCCCTGCCGGCCGCACAATCGCGCTCGCGGTCGCCGCCTGCACCGCGTTCCCCGCCGTCCCATCCGCCACCGCGACGTTGCCGGAAAACAGCAACGCCCCGGATACACCGTCGGGCGTGGTGGACACATTCGTCGCATCCGGCGTCACGCCGACCACGGTATAGACGTTGCCGCCAACCGTCGCCGTCAGCGGATAGGTGGCGGAGACGCTCTGCTGCACGCCGTTCACAAAAACCGTCTGGAACCCGCGGATATCATCCACCTCGACGCTCGGCCCCGCACTGCTCAGCGTGGTGATGACCCGCGTATTGCCGCCGAAATACGGTGCGAACAGCGCGTTGCGCGCCAACTCATCCAGGCTGCGTGCCGCCTGCTCGCCATTGGTCGCAGCGTTCTGCAAAAACTGCGAGGCGATGCCGACACGGCTCGTCACCATGTTCAAATCCTGCGTCGCGGCGTAGAAATTCAACGTGATCGTGTACTGCTCGACACCCCAATTCGTGCTGGTCAGACCATTATCCAGGTTCGTGTTGCTCGCCGCCGCCAACGGCGTCGTCACGCTCGGCTTCAGCCCGGCGCGCGTCTTGGTCAGCGTCTCGCCGATCCCGACCGCGAATTCCTCGCGATCCGCAATCAGCCGGTAGCCCAGCCGCGATTTCAGCGCCATCTCGAATTCGCGGTCCAGAAACCCCTGCTGGATGATCGGCTGCAAGGCGGCCGGGAAATTTTGGATACCCATACGCTCAGTTCCTTCAATGGTTCATGACAACGACAAGTCGCGGCCTCCGGCGCCGCCGGATCCGTTGTTCTGACGCAGTATCGAGACCTTTAGCGGCGCTTGATCAAAGCCGCCCGCGCCGCCAGCCACTCTTCGTGGGACAATTCACTCGCCTGGCGCGGCCGCGGCGGCTCCGGTTTTGGCGCATGCGCGGCAGCGGATGAAGACGCAACCCCGCCAAACAACCAGGGCTTGGCGCGCTTTAGCTTGCCAAAGATAGCGGCCGGGTCAATAACTTCGCCTTTATCATCCACCGCGACATCAGCGAGATCAAGCAGTTTCAAACCATCCAGATCGATCATCCCGGCGCGGATCGCCTCCGCCTTCAACTCGGCGCGGATCAGCCGCGCCTGCGCCTGCGCCTGCGCCGCCGCCAGCGCGGCCTCGGCCACTTCGGCGCGCATCTGCCACTCATCCGCCGGCTTTTCTGTCTCGCCTGTCATGGAACATCCTGGTCAATCGCATCAAGCTCAGCCTCGACGTCAGCCACGCCATTGGCGCGCGCGAGCGATTTCACCGCCGCCGCGCGTGAAATCTGCCCTGCATTGGCCAGCATCGAAATCGCCTGCGCCTCCTTCATCCGGTCATCGGCGGAGAGCGGATACCACCGCGGCCAACGTAACGAAATTCTGCTCCCCGCATCAAGTGGAGAAACATCTTCACCAAATAGTTGAAGCGGAAACACGTTGGATGCTCGTACGACCATCTTCATCAGCGCCAGAAGTCCGCCATCCCCATAGGAGATTCGCAAATTATCCGCGAGCCAGATCAAACCCTGGTTCATCAACTCCAGCGCCCGACCGGACTGCGCCGCCGTCAGCCGGTCCGCATTCGCACGGTTGCCATGCACCGCCTCCAGCGCCAATTCGCGCAGTGTCCGCACGTAATTGATGACGGCATCACAGGCGGTCCCGCCAATCTCCAACAGCTTTGCATCGCCCTTCTCGGAAACCACCAAGGCGTTACCAGCCCCTTTGACGATCTGCGAATCACCGACCGCCGGCTCCTTGATCAACAACGTCGGATCGGAACTGTATTTCAACCCGCGCCCGGCCTGGCTGAGCTGATAGTCAATCTCGATATTCGTCTCGATCGCCGCGCGGAATGTAGAAGCCCCATCAACGCCGTCGCCGCCCGGTAGATTCTTGATCCACACGATCGGCACAAAGCCCAACCCATGCGTCACGCTCCGGGCTACATCAACCAGCGGTTCCGCGATCGCGTCATTGACCGGCCAGGGCAAAAACCACGTCTCGCCATCCGCATCCCAGCTTCGCTGGAACCAATACACCGTGGCCGG